GATGGGATAAAGGAGGATTGAAATGTTAGGAAACTTATCAAAAGCAATCCACTGGACCAAAATTCTCGGAAACACGGTTGCAGGGCAGGATGTGTCTGAAGTTGCTGGTGACGATATCGATGCGCGTGGTTACGACCGCGCGCTCTTCGTCCTTGAACTTGGCGCAGTGACATCGAACGGCAAAGTCGCACTGCAGATTCAGGAGAGTGCTGACGGGAAAACATGGGCTGATATTAGTGGCGCAGGATTTGCCGCCACGACAGCCACCGGCAAATCGGACGACACAATCCTAATTGACGTGCCTGTCAATAAGGGGTACATTCGCTACCAATATCAGAGGACAGTTGCGGATGTTGAGTTTGACGCTTTGCAAGTCATCCTCTATAACAACAAGAAGATACCTGTCACACAGAACGCAAATGTATGGCAGAATATCGTGATTTAGGAGGTCATTATGGCTAATACATCGAAAGTCTACAACAACGATGGGGACAACCTTGTCATAGCAAGTGGCGGCTCCATCGATATCGCGTCAGGAGGCGCGCTCAAGTTGGCAGGGACGGACAAGACTGCAATCCTCGAAAAACTGACTGGGCTGACTGTAGCTGCCCTTGACGGTTCGGCCGGAAAAAAGGCATGTCTAACCAACGGCCTGAGTGTCATTACCGGAGGCACCGGAATTGCCGATATGACGCTGGCTGCACCGTCTCCGGGGGATGTAGCAATTATCCGGATTGACACCCTGACTTCCGGCAGCGTGGTTGTCACAGGTGGAGCGAGTGTGAAACTGTCCGGAACCAATGTCAAAGCAACATTCGACGCCGCGGGTGAAGCTCTGGTGCTTATTTATAAAGCCGCAAACACTTGGGAGGTTGCTCTCAATATTAGCGGTGTTGTGCTGGCGTGATTGTAAAACTTATTACCAGAATGTGTGGGCCGGACGGGAATTACTCGCCCGGCTCTGTCCTTGATTTGGATAACGGTAAGGAGCTGGTGGACGGCGGTTATGCCATCAGTCTTGAACCGGAGAAACCGAAAGAGGAACCACCCAAAAAGGCGGTGAAAAAATGAATGTAATTAAACACACAGTGACAGTTACCACAGGAGCATCAGACGGTAAGGGATCAGGATTCACACCGGTCGTTAACGGCAGGATACTGAACATTATTTACACAAAGGCAAGCTCGGGCAACTATGCAGATACCGTTGATTTTGTCGTTACGACAGAGGATACCGCAATTACCATCTGGGATCAGGATAATGTCACCGCAACCGCAACTGTAGCGCCAAGGCAGGCAACCCACTCAACAGCAGGGCTGGCATCTCTTTACGCCGCTGATGGCGCTGCCGTGAATGACTTTATTTATGTCGCCAATGAAAGAATTAAGATTGCGGTCGAAAACGGAGGCAACTCCAAAACGGGGACATTTACTGTGATCGTGGGGTGATGTGATGTTTAGAGTGACAGCGGGGGCTATAGCGGAACCGGTCTCTTTGGCAGAAGTGAAAGTCCATGTCAAAATCGATGAAGAGGAAACGGTTGAAGATGATTTGCTTTGCCGGATGATAACGGCGGCACGGGAATACTGCGAAAAGTACACCGGCCGGTCGCTGGCATCCAAGACGGTAGAGTATGGCATCGATAGTTTTCATTCGGAGATTAGCCTACCTTATGGTCCCGTAGCGTCCGTTGAGAGCGTCAAATATAAGGATTCTAACGGTAACGAGACCACCATGACAGAGAACACTGACTATCTGGTGGACACTGACGGCGGCCGTATCATCCTTCCAAAAGGTAAGAGTTGGCCAAGCTTTACGCCCTATCCTTACACGCCGATTAAAATCACCTACACCGTAGGGACTGTAGCGCCGGAAGGGTGCAAACAGGCCATGCTGTTGCTGATTGGCCACTGGTATGCCAACAGGGAATCCGTGCTTGTCGGGAGCATATCCAAAGAAATTGAGTATGCGACAAAAGCGCTTCTTGACCAGTATCGTGTTAGGTGGTGGGACTGATGCAGGCAGGTAAACTAAACCGACGGGTCATTATCCAAACCAAGACAACTGCGGCGGACTCTTATGGGCAGATGATTGAGACATGGACTGATTCCAGAACTACATGGGCGGAAGTCATCACTAAGGGCGGGACGGAATTTTATGCAGCTCAAAAATTAAACGCCTCGACAGACACAGTATTCCGGGTCCGTTACAACGATGACATCACCGTCCTGAACCGGCTCAAGTACGGCACCAGAATATTTGAAATCCTCGGCATCAATGAGGTGAACGGGATGCGGACGGAATTACTCCTGTCTTGTAGGGAGGTGGCCTGATGAATATCGACGAGGCAATCATTGCCTACCTGAAAGCCCATGTCGGATTAAAGGCCCTTGTGGGTGCAAGGATATTTTACGAGATACTCCCACAAGGCACCGACTTCCCGGCTGTGGTCATCCAAAAAATCAGCGACATTAAAGACCACTACCTTACAGGTCAAGCCGAGCTGGAGCGACCTATCTATCAATTCACGGCGATGGGACTCACGAAGGCGTCAGCAAGACTTGTAGCCAATCAATTAAAATCTGCACTCTGTGACTATCAAGGCACCCTGTCCGGTGTCATTATCCAGAAAATCGAGTTGCAAAACGAAATCAGCAGCCTGGAGAAAACATCGGACGGAATCTTGGAAGTCTACTATGAAGACCTCGAATTTGAGGTCAATTTTATAAGGAGTTAAATATGGCAAAAACACACGCTTATGGCACCACTTTTAAGTGGAATGGCCAGGCTGTCGCCGCACTGAGCGCCATTAACGGTATCGAAGTCACAGCTGATACCGTGGAAGTGACTACGCTCGATTCGGCAGATGGTTACAAAGAATATATAGCCGGGATGTTGGATGCCGGGGAGGTAAGCCTTGAGGGTTACTACCAGCCTACCGACACCAACGGCCAGCATACTATGATGACCGACATGAATTCCAGGACCACAAGGGAGTGCATTATCACATTTCCTGCATCAACCGGGACAACCTGGACATTTAATGGCATCATCACAACCTTGAAAATCGGTGATGCGCCTGTCGACGGAGCAATCCCATTCGCCGCTACTATCAAAGTCACCGGAAAGCCGGTATTCGCAGTGGCAACTTCTGCCGGATTAACGACACCGTACTTTGCATTATCGGGTGACGCTGTTCTTGCACCTGCAGCCGCCGGTGATGTGTATAGCTATGTGGCGACCGTATTGAACGGTGTTGCCAGCATCACAGTGACGCCGACCGCATCTGCCGGGACCATTACCGTGAATGGTTCCACCGTGGCATCCGGAGTCGCATCGTCCGAGATTGCGCTGACGGCCGGGGCAATTACCGTTATAACGATTATTGTCACCGAGACCAACAAAGCGCCGAAGACCTACACAATCAACGTGGTGAGGGCGGCTTAATGCCGCCCCTTCTTTTTAGGAGGAATGAAGTATGGCAATACCATTTGTGAGTATTGAACTTGATAAGGTTTATAACCTGAGATTTGGTATGAGGGAACAGGTAGAGTTTGAGCAATTAGCCGGAATGACCTGCGCTGAGATTGAGGATAATGCCGGGATTACAACCTTCGCAAAAATATTATGGGCCATGATTCGGAGAGATAACAAAGATATAACATTATCTGAAGTTCTCGACCTGGTGGACAACTATGCGCCAAGCGAAAGCTATGTGATGGAGAAGGTTACAGAGGCCATGCAGGCCGCATTCCCGGCCGATGCGGGAAAAAACGTGAAGCCGCCGAAGGTCAAATAGGCCCAACAGACTATTCGGCGGCGCTTGAAGATGCAATGGTCATGGGGTTAAAGCCGAGGGAGTTTTGGGACATGACTCCGGCGGAGTACATCGAGTATGCGAATTCCTACAAACGAACACAAGAGGAACGGATTAAAGAACTGCTCTGGACTACATGGAATACGGCAGCGCTCATTCGGACCAAACAGATGCCGGACTATAAGGATTGGGCTAAAGTGGGCGAACAAAAAAAACATCAGACCACAGACGAAATGATTGCACAGGCGAGGATGCTGAATGCTTTATTCGGCGGGGAGGAGATTATTGATGGCTAAAGCTACTGTCAATATAGGCAATGTTACAAGGACGGGCAAGGGTCGGGCAAGCAAGGCCAGCAGCTTTTCCATAGAGGGACTCGACGAGCTGATCCAGGCATTTGCGCAACTTCCCGATGACGCTATACATAAGTTGTCT